TCTGTAGTGTAACCAGAAACAACAAAGTTATTTATAACTGTAATGTATTTTGCTTTTAAAGAAACTAGATCTGAAAATGCTGAGTCTGTTCCTTGATTAAACTTTTGAATATTATCTGCATGGTTAGTAGCAATAATATTTGTGCCAAACTGTGTAAAGTTCCAAAAATCTCTAGCATTAGATGTTGTACTATTATTGTACCCACCTGATTTAGATTTATCTATAAAAACTTGTGAACTATTCATTTGATACAATTTTGTTGCATCACCACCATAGTTAGTTACACCAGTTGCTTGAAAAGAAGAAAATAAACCTACTGCACCACCTGTTAAACCTTGACTACTTAAAGCCTGAAATCCTGGTAATGATTTGTACCCTTCTTTAAGAGGTATAACATTATCAACTTTTAAAGCACCTGAATTTTGATAAGCAGGAAGATCAGATTGTAATTGTCCGAACTTTATCATGTTAAATTATTCCTGTTGCTGACATCTGCATTGGAGAAGATGTTATTGATCCTTTTTGTGAAGATAAATTTGCGTTGGCTAAAGCCTCTTTATATAAACCTGCCCATGTGTTTAATCGTTCATCTTGCATTAAGAAAGGAGAAGATTCTGCTAATGCACCATAAAGATATAACTCAGGGTAATTAGTTAAGATTGTATTTGTTGTATTTGATTCTGATAAAGGTGTTAATGTTTTATAAAAATCTATTTGTAGTGTTTCTGCTGAGTCAGGAGCAACACCTAATAAAATCTTTTCACCTACAATGGTAAAAAAAGTTGGTAGTCCTGATGTTTGTGTAACATTATATTGTCTGTAAAAATCACCATTAGCCATAAAGCGTAATGTTCTATAAGGATTACTTTGATAGATAACTGCACTTGCTTCTAAAAAACCACTAGGCAAAGAATAGGATTGTGTACCTGCAACTGTTGTTGTACTGGTATCTGTATTGACCATTTCTCTTACACGCAATTCTCTATTCAATCTGCTTTCTGTAAGCGTAATGAAATCACCCAAGTATGATGTGAGATCTGTCCTGTTAAGATAATTTGCTATTGTTGTTTTCAACAATGCGTAAGTTGTAAGAGCCATTATAAATTCCCTGTGTAAATCCTAAAGTGTCTGTTATCAGGATCATTAAGCCATCTAAAAAATTTAGGCTTATCTAAAACTTTTCCTGTTAATGAAATTATTTTTTTCTTTGCTAATTGATGAACAATAATGTTTGGTAATCTAGCTACTCTATAACCTTTAGCTTCTTTTAAAACTTTAGATTTATAAGCACCTTCATTTTGTGCAACTTTATTAGCTTGTAGTATTTCTTTTATGTCTGCTTGTGCTTGATAATTTTCTATATGAATTTTATCTTCTGCTTCATCTACAATTAAATTAGTTTTAACTGATGATTGATCGCCAGGTTCATTTAAAGAAAACTTTTTAGCCATATTATTTTATAGCTTTCATAATCATTTGATCTATTGTTCCTTTAACAGATAAACCTTGATTACCTGAAAAACTTAACATTGGATCGTATTTTCTATCTCCACCTGAAGTTTGTTTAGATTGTTTTTTATTATTACCTCTACTAATCATTGGATCAGCTTTGATAGAATTTTGAACAACTTTATACAAACTTGAACTATGTTTTTTGTTTGTAAAAACACCCATTTTATTCTCCTGTTAAAATTAAAAAGGAGGGGATAATTCCCCTCCCTATCCTTAGACTACAAATAATTATGCAGTTAAGTTAAATATACCATAGTTAGCGTTTGGTGCTTTAGCTGTTAAAGTCCATTCTGCTAATAGTAATTTTTTATCACTATCACCAGTTTTTGCTAAGTCAGTAGTTTGGAAAGGTCTAAGGAAGTCAACACTCCACATATCCATTTGCAAAATATCTACTCTGTTAGCATTTTGGAATCTATCAGGTACAAAAGCCACTTCGCCAAAATCAGAAACATAAATATCAGTCGTTCCGATTGATACTTTGTCTGATGCATCTTTGTACTTAGTTGCTACACCATTGAAAGCTGATGCTAGTTGTTTATGACTTGCTGTCATAAGAACTGTATCAGGTTCTCCACCATTATTAAATGCTACTAAAAGACCTGCTTTTAATAAATCTTCGGTGTAAGTTCTGTTAGTACCACCTGCGATTGCTGTAGCACCAGTACCTAAAGGAACAGCCGAAGGTGATCCATTTTTAGCATAGTTGTTAGTTGGTGATGCAGGGCCATACCATGTACCTACTGAAGCAGATTTTCTAGCTGTAGAAGCATTACCTGCTACTTTAGCTTGTTCAATACCAACCATAGCGTTTTCCATGTCACGCTTAATTTCTTTACCCATTTTAGCAAGTTGGTAAGCAATTTGCGTTCCCATTCCTGCATTATCAACAGCATCATCAGTACCAGAAATTGTTACTGATTTTGATGAAATTTGAGTATAGTTAGTTAGTCTTGAAGTTGCGGCTCTTGCTTCACCTGCATAGTCATCACCTTCAACTTGTGCATTTACTGCAACTGCCGCTAATGAGTCAGTTTGCCATTCATGCAAAGTATTAGTCGCTGTACCTTTTGATGCGTTGCTCATAAAAGGAGTTTCAGTTGGTGAAATATTATAGATTACATCAGCTAAATCTTCTCTTATAGAATTAACGCCATCATAAGTATCAAAAGTATTTGTTGGCTGTGCCATATACTTATCTCCTATTAGTTAATTGTTAAGAATACATTTCTTTGAAAATGTTTACTGCGTCTTTGACTTTTCCACTTTTTCTCAGAATTGCTTTTTTAGAGTTAATACGCTTTGCAACATCACTTGTTTCTTCAACAACTTTAGGACTAGATGAACTTACAACTTTTGGAGTTCTAGTTACTTTCTTATTTTTTGCGTTAGCTGTTTTTAACCTATTATAACGATAGGCATTAGCTAACATAAGAACTGCTCTATGATCTACTAACATTGAAATTTCTTGGTCTGTATATCCAATATCTTTTGCGAAATTGGTAAGGTTCTTTACGAACTCAGGCCCTTTTTCTTTGTCGCTGTAAATAGGTAGTTTTTCAGCAAGAAGATTTCTTTCTTTTTCCAAATAAGCATTATAATTTCTTTCATGCTCTCTTTGTTTTTCAGAGTTTAATCGTTGTTGCTCTTGTCTAGTAGCTTCCATCATTTCTTTCCTACGATCTATCTCGGCTTTTGCTCTGACATATTCAGCAGGATCTTCTTGATATAACCTATCTAGGTCTACCTGGTTTTCAGTAGTCTTTAAGTGTTCAGATAATACTAGAAGTTGTTTTTCGTATTGATCTCTCTTGATTTTTGCCTCCTCGTTATTCCTTGTTAATGAATTTTTAAGTTCATCAACTGATTTTCTGTTATCAGAAAGCTCATTGGTTTTACGAGTATAATCTTGCTGACGAAAATAACTTTTTTTGAGTTCATCTAGGGTGACTTCCAAATCTTGATCTCCGACCTTGATTTTGTATAGTTCCTGATTACTGTCAGTAGGTTCTTCTTGTTCAACTTGATCTATAAGTTCATCATCTTCAAAGGTGTCAATGTTATTCGTTTCCGATTCACTTACTTCCTTTGTTGGTTCTTCACTTGCTGTTTCCTGATTCTTAGAGGCGTCTGTATTAAGTAAGTTCTTCAGGGCGTCAGCTACCTCTCCTTGTGTGTTTAGAGGCTTGGGCGTTGGTACAACAGTTTCCTGTGAAGGATTATCTGTTGCAGATTCCATTACTGGTTGTTCTGCCATATGTATCTCCTATTATTTTTTTGTTGCTAATTTTCCTGTTTCTAAAACAGATTGCAACTGCATCACAACAACCTCTGTCATTCTTCTCATGAGGAAGATATGTTCTCGTTGTTCTGAATCCTTTATGTCAGAGTTTAGCCATTGTAACTCTAAATCCTGACGAATTTTTTGTATTGCTTCAACAAATATTGGATCTTCTAATATTCGTTTAGCTTTAATTGATCGTTCTTGTTCTTTTTCCATTAAATGCCTGAACTATCATCTAGGTAATCATCTACTTTTTCTGAACCAAAAGGTTTATTGTTAATTACAACATTACCTCCACCACCTTGAAAAGGTGATCCGAAATCTTCTCCACCACCATAACTACCTGTTACACCTTGATTAATTGTATTATTTCCACCACCATAAGGTACTTGTGCTTCATTAAATCCAATATTAGGATTTGGTGTAGAGCCTATATCAAATACTTCTTGTCCTTTATCATTAAAATCACCTTTAAAATATCCTCTGTTAGAAAGTTCGCTAATCATAGCATTTCTTCTTAATTCAGGATCTATTATACCTAAAGTTTGTAATCCCATTCCTAGCGTTGTTGGAAATGTATTTTTTAATGTTACTAAATCACCTTTACTTGGAAGATAACCAAACATACTGTTAGATAAATAACCTGTTTTTAAATAATCTAATAAATCTTTATTAGAGGCATTTTTCATATCTTCAATAGACATATAAGGTCTTTCCTCTGCTCGTTCTTCTTCAAATGTTTTACCACTATCTTGTGCAGGTTCAGAAAAACCAACAAAACGACAAGCCTTTAATACTTCATCATACACATAACCTTCAGGACAGTTAGGTATGCCTTCACTATCAGTTACAGGAGGTTTGTAACTATCTACAGGGTACATATCTGTATCATTAGCGTAGAAACCTTCAGGGGAATAAGGATTACGAAAAACATTGTTTGCGTTCATGTCAGCAGGTGACATAGGCGTAGTTGCAGTTACACCAGAGCCTAAAAAAGAATCTATAATTTTTTGTGCCTCTGTGCCTTGAAAGAAAGGTGTGTACGCCATCTATTGTATTCCTTGTTTTAAAATTTGTGATGCTAGTTTTTCTTTATCAAGTTGTTTACCTTGTTCTTTTTCAATAATGTCACTAGCTAATTTTTGTTGATCTAAATTCATTTTTTCTGTTTTATACACTTCATCTGATTGTTGTTTTCTTGCTTTAATTTGTAATTCAGCTTGATCTTTTTGTTGTCGCATTTGTAATTCTTGCTGTGCTAATTGAATAGCAGGATCAGGCTGACGAGGTTTAGGAGGTTGGGGTGGAGTATTAGCAGGGTTATTAAAAAATTGACTTGCGTCTTTGTAACCTGCGTTTTCCAAATACTTTTCTAATGTGTTGTATATTTTTTGTGGATCTACAATACCCATACCACCTGTACCAATAAGTTTTTCTTGCACACCTAATACTCTTGTTAGAACTTCTAATCGTTGATCTTGT